GGGGTACGTTCGCCGTCCTGCTTTGCAGCAGCACGGTTTCTAGCTTTGATCCGACTTACGGAACCCTCACGGGCGCGCCTTTAGAAAGCGCTACACTGCTAGACGGATTCTCAACCCCATTTATCGAGGCTCACCATGCATCTAAAACGTTTTGAGACATTTGAGGAGATCTATTCTTACTGGGAGTATCACTACCCCGGGCAGGATTTTTCCTTTGTGTCTTCAAACGTGCACGGTTGGGTCTCGGTTGATTGGGTTCCCGAGAGTCAAAGGGAGGCCTTCGGCCTTCCTCCGTCCCTTCACGGGTCGGGAAGAGAGGTGCATTATGACGACCGGTAACAGGACTGTGAACAGGCAAGTCCCTTACGTGAGTCCGACCTGGAAGAGTTGTAGCTGTAATGACGACCAAGCCACTGGCTTTGTGGGCTATAAATCCACTAAAGTCTGGTCTGGTTCGAATACCGCCGCGTCCCCTTCTGTCGCGTCCTCACCGCCAGAGACGTTCACTTACTACTATCCCTACGTAACTAAAGATCGTAAAGGTAAAACCATTACGAAATTCAAGAAACGTACTCGTCGAACGACTATTCGTCAGAAGAAGCCGTTCAAGGGAAAGCAGGACAATCCTTATTCCATGAATGGGACTTCGCGCTATGATGTTGCATTTCCGATTTCTCAGAAATGCATATCTGCGCAAGCCCCCTGCTTCGTCTCCGCCACCAAGGGCATGCAGACGACGAGCAACTTCACCGTCCCACGTACTCACACGTGGAATTCCGACAGTGACTACAAGTTGATCGGTAAGCTTTCTAAGAAGCTCCAAGGGGACAGCTTTAATATGGCTGTTTTCCTCGGAGAAGGTAAGGAAGCTTTAGCTACTATCATGGACAGCGCTACCCGTATCACAAAGGCTTACAAGTCTTTGAGAAAGGGTAACCCGCTGAAAGCTCTCGATGATCTCCTCGGGGGTCGGCCGAATGTTGAGCGCTACCGCTATGCGGATAAAGGCGCGCGACAAGTAAGGCCGAAACCTTCGGATATTATCGATCGCAAACGCGTAACTGAGGAATGGTTCGCGAACAACTGGCTTGCGTTTTCCTACGCATGGAGCCCGTTGGTTCAGGACGCTTACGGCGCGGCTAGGCATCTTGCCTATACGCTTAACCGTCCGCTTCTCCTGAAGTACCGGACTAGCTTGTCAGTTGCAGGTTACTTCAACCCCGGCAGCGTGCAAGGCATAGGCGAAGTCTATACTCGCAAGAGTATTATCGCTAATGTCTCACACATTGACGAGGTTGGCCTTATCGGCCTGAAGGACCCTGCATCGTTGGCTTGGGAATTGCTCCCCTACAGTTTTGTTATCGACTGGTTTATTCCTATCGGTAACTACCTGGAAGCTAAGCAGCTGGCCAACTCTTTGACAGCTATATACGTCACGTCGAGTAAAGTCTATTCGAAAGCTACTGGCTTCATCTACAACACTGGCGGTGCGGCCCCTACAAAGGGCAGCCCTGAACAGTTTTGGGATGAAGTCGTGTCCTTCTCTCGGACGATCTCGTCCTCCCTCAACGTCCCCAAGCCGGTCCTAAAAGGACTTGGCCAGATGGATAGTTGGCGGAGATGTACCAATGCGGTCGCACTTCTCATCAACGGTACGAGCTTATTCAGGCACTAGCTCAGCCTGTAATCGCCCCGGGTTGACATCCGGATAAGGCATCTCTGTCATTAGAAATGTCTGCTATTGCAAACATCACCGTCTTTGACGGTGCGGCCTCCCCAGTCTCTCACACCCTCGTGCCCGAAAGCGTTTCTCGCGAGAAAAACGTCGTCACGGCCGTCTGGCGTGAGAAGCTGGCTTCTGTTCCTCAAGAGGGTCAGGTTACCCTGACCACCAAGATGGAACTCCTGAAGAGCGGTGTTTACCGCACGGAGCGTCGTCTGGTCGTCCCCGTCATGGAGTCGATCAGTGGCCAAAATGCTGCGGGTTATACCGCCGCACCGAAGGTCGCCTACGAGAATACAAGCATCCTGGTCGGCTTGTTCTCTCGGCGTTCGGACGTTACAGGACGTCGACTCGTTCGTCAGATGGGTGTGAACCTTGATAACAACGTGTCGACTTCTGTAGCGGCCGCGACTGCTGGCCCGATCCCGGAACTGTTCGACCTGCTCGTGTCGCCGACCTAACAAGGTCGGTTCCACTTCCATGTCGAGCTTTTCCGGTCTCGGATCCCAACTTTTCCTAATTAAGGAAAGACTATGCGATTTACTCGCTGGGACCAGACGGTCTCTTCTTCGGACACTGATGCCCTACTCCAGGACATCGCACTCTGGCACTGCGAGCAGGCGGATTGTGAGAAAGGCTGCGAAATCGCTGAAGGAATCCTCCTCCACGATTACGCGTACCTCGTTCACTGTTCGCTTGATCCCGTCCATTTTTCTCCAGTTCAACTCCTACACCTACGTCAAGCGCTCGCCTTCTACGGCAAGCGACAAGACTTAGATATCGGGGTCGATCGGAGGGATGTGGCGCGGGTCAAGTTCCTGCAAGCAGAAAAACTTTGCCGTGAGACTAACGAACTTTTTCAGAAGTGGAACAGAGGCGAATATCAATTTCGCCCCTTTACAGAACGTGTGTTTTATCACGCTGTAAGGACAATCCGTTCCATTCTTGGAGAAGTTCCGAAGCTTCACGAGCTAAAATTCCTTTTTGGACCAGGTGCAACGACGCAAGTCACTAGAAGAACGGCATCGTGGAGAGCTAAGCTCTCCCAGGTGCCCGCTTGTAGCGTAGAACTCAGAACGACCGTGAAAGCGGTCTTACATGAGATGCCTCTTTACTCTGCTGCTCATGCCCTCACGGGCGGAGCAGCCTCGGCACACACCGCCAAAAGCGGCTGGGTGCAGGGGTGCATGGTGAACGGCTCGATAGTCCCTGTGGAAATCCACCCTGGGACTATTGTCTACGTACCGAAGTCTGCCAAAGAGGACAGAACCGTTATGATTG